GAGGTGGAAAGTCAACGCCTACTACTCACATTGACTTTTTTGCGTATAAAAAATAATTTGGAATTTTAAGATATCAGTATTAACTGAAAAAATAGTTGCTCGAGATATTTCTCTACTACATATAAAAACCACATTCATAAAAGAACTGGCACCACATCGCTGTTACTAAACTACAAAATCGAATAATGTCGGCATTTCTACCGTGTTTTCTGCTTCTTGTAAATATCCGACACCGTCACGAAAATAATCGGGTGACAATTCACATCCTATACCGTATCTGTGCATTTTCACGGCCATATACGGCACAGTCATAAGACCTCCGAAAGGGTCATATACTGTTTCATTTTCAGCAGAAAATCTGTTTATGATTCTTTCGACTATATCAAGTTGCAAAGGACATATGTGCATTTCCTTGTTTCGTTGACATTGTGTCGTATTAAGGGTTCGCATACGGTTAATATCATCCCATACACTCATATCCCAACTGCCCGGTGCTATAACCATAAACGCCGCAGGTAATTTACCCTCTTTATCAAGGTCATTTGCAAGTTTTATATGTTCGTCGTAGTTATAAACATTGTTACGAGAAAAATCACGATATATTTTTGTTAATTTTCCAACTTCGATATTTTTCAATTCATCTTTGGACAAAAGTCTGTCACCCGAAGAACGCCAAAAAGCGTGGGCGTCAATTTGCCATTGACCTCGTGTGTATTTTTCTTTATCTTTTTCAACAGGCCTGTCTGCATAAGCCTTTGAAGTATCTGTCGGCAATTTTCTAAAAAGCAAAATATATTCGGGACATCCGACGCCCATTTTTGTGCCGTCCTTGCAATTTTCAGTCCATCCCAAACGGTATGTTTGATTATTTTCTCTTACAACATCTGTCACAACAGTAATCATTCCCATATATTGAAAACCGTGTCGCATATAATGCTTAATGGCGTCTGCGTGAAAAGGCTCTATGGTCGGCATTCCTGTGCCTGTTGCGTTACCAAACAACACTCGGTCTTTAATATGGCAAGCAAATACCCTGCCCGGTTTAAGCACTCTTAGCAATTGTGGGCTTAAATAATCCATCTGTTCAAAAAACTTATCGTCATTTTCGTTATGGCCGAAATCATTATAATTTGCAGAATATTCATAGTGATTACCGAAAGGTATTGATGTGCAAATTAAATCAACACTGTTGTCGCTCATATTGATAGTTTCCTTAACACAATCATTAAGAATAGCCGTATAATGCTCCCCTTCTACTTTCACTCTCTCAACTCCTTTTGCTCTTGTCATAATATTTGCATATTCTATATTCAAGCCGTAATCCTTGATGATTTTGCTCATTGTCTCTTGAAGTTCATTATGCCTTTTCCATTTAGCCATAAGGTCTTGATATACAGCTTCTTCGGCATCGGTAAAAATGATATCGATAATTACATCTTCCGTCTGCAAAAATCTGTAAATACGGTGTACTGCCTGAATAAAATCATTAAATTTATGGTCAATTCCTACAAATATTGCTCTGTGGCAGGCTTTTTGGAAATTACAGCCACTGCCTGAAATGCACTTTTTTGTTGCAAATAATTTCGTTCTACCCTCGGCAAAATCAACAAGCCTTTGTCGGCGTATTTCCATATCCATAGAACCATAAATATCAACAACACCTTGAATAGTTCTTTTGATTTCCTTTCGCTCTTCTTCTCGGTCGTGCCAAATAATAAAATGGTCGTTAGGATTTGCTTCAATAATTTCCTTTGCTTTAGCAACTCTTGCCTTAATTGACAATTTCTTTTCTTTTGCTTCTTCAACAAGCGAATTATTTGTATCAAGCAACAATTTAGTTTGACCGTCTTTTTCGCAAGGAGCCTCTTCATAAACGCTTTTAACAATATGCTTGTTAATATGCATCGGAGGCAAAATATATCCCTCATCGCTAAACCCTAAATCCGACGGTTTTGTTACAAACAATGCCCAACTTGCAAGCCACAGCCAAAACTCTTTTTCACGCTTAGGATATAGTGTCAAATTATTTGCCTTAGTGCTGTCACGCTTGAAGAACCTTGTCAAAGCCTGTCCTGTGTCCATTATTTCGAGATATCCGCCATAATGAATAAGTTCCTTGTATCTGTTTGGTGACGGTGTCGCAGTATTAACGAATTTGTACTTTACACCCTTGAACATATCAAGAAACGACTGATATGTTTTACTGCCAAAAGAACGAAGAACCGACGCCTCATCAAGAGAAGTGGCAGTGAATTGTTTAACATCAACCTTACCTTCTCTCACACTCTCATAGTTGGTTATGAAAAGCATAGAATCGTTATTTTTCACCTCTTCATTACTGCGAATAAACACAGGTGGCGCTATTTTCAAAATATTCACAGCGTCGTTATCAAACTCGGGCATAACATCAAACGGAGCAACAATTAAGGCTTTGCCGCCTTTATGTTGAGTTATCAAATGCAATATTTCAAGTTGAATTACAGTCTTTCCTAAACCAAAATTAGCAAATATTGCCCTACGACCTCCTGCTATTGCCCATTTAACGGCTATTTTTTGATGAGGCTTTAAATTCGTGCATATCTCTTCATCGGCAACATCAAAGCCTGTTTTAGGTGCTATCTGTACCTTGCTGTTTATAAATTCCTCATATGTCATCGCTTTTCTGCCTTTCTATGTAAACTTCTGTACGAGGATTTGACTTGTCGTATAAAACTCTGCTTCCGTCGTGAGATGCGATGATATTAAAATTGTCATCATCAAGTAACCCTGCTTTAACCATTACATCGTCAATACATTCAAGCATATTTGTCAGGTCACACTTTCTATGTGTAGGCATATAGAAAAGGCACTTAACATTAACAGGGTAATCAACACATTCAGCCCTTGGAATAAACCACAATGCGCTTTTTTCATATTGCTTATATTCTTGCGACGGACTGATAAAAGGCTTTCCTGTCGCTTTGTTCACTAATATACGCTGATGATTTTTCTTGCTTATCGGAATAAGTGGAACAGTGAATTTAATCATTTTAGTTCTCCTTGATTTTTTAAATAAAAATGTCGTTGCTTTTTAGGTTGCCGTCTTTGATAGCCCACTCCAAAATCGTCTTAAACGGTTCTTTGCAATCGGTGTATTTTTCAATTTTTTTGCAATAGTCGTTTAATGCAAATTCATTGACAATCATATACAGCTTGTCATATTCGGCTATCGTTAAGACTGTACCGGGATAATATTCGGTCATTTCTTCTTCGTCATATTGCGACCAATCAAAGCTCGATTTATCGCAAGTAAGTAAGTTAGTAGATATATCATTATTACATTCTTTCATTATTACATTCTTGTTTGTTGTTATTTGATTGTTATTTGATTGTTGATTGTTTGTTAGTTGATTGTTAGATTGAGTATCACTAACGCTTGTAAAGTCTTGATAAACCGTGTAATTAAGCACTATTATCAATGTATTTTTGTTAGTTGATTGTTTGTTAATTTCGCCTGTTTTTTCTAAATGTTTTAAAGCCGTTCTTACTTGCTGTGTAGACAGTCCGTTTCTGCTTGCTATTGATGCAACAGAAGTAACGAGAGAGCCTCTTTTTATAACCTGTCCGTGCCAACAGTTATCTTGATGATTTGCATTTAATAACAGGTCGATAAAAACTTTAAAAACAACAGGATTGTCATACCATTCCCAATCAGCCAACTTACGATATAATTTAATCCAACCCTCCATAACATCAACTTTCTTTCATGTAATAACGCTTATACCTACAATGCTCTCCAAAGCGATTTATTCCGTTTTCCCATTCATCCGATATAGGATAGCCTTTTTCTCTCAATTCGCTTATACGCTTGCGTGGGTCGCCTATTCCGAGGTGTTCCTGAGCCTCTTTGACCGTTATGCTTCCGTATTCTTCAATATAACCAATAATTCTGTTTTTTTGCTTTGCTATTCTGCTCATAGTTTCACCTCTCAAAACGGTAAATCGTCGTCATCATCGACAATTTCTTCAAAGTCCGAACTGTCAGCTGTTGCATAAGTCTGCGGTGGTTGTGAAAACGCAGGATTTGTACCTTGATTTTCAGCCTTTGAGCCGCAGAAAGAAACTTTATTTGCAACAACCTCTACGGATTTTCTCTTATTACCGTCACGGTCAGTAAAATTATTTGTTTGTATAGAGCCCTCGACAGCAATCATTGAACCCTTGTGGAAATAACGAGAAATAAATTCAGCAGTCTGTCGCCAAGCAACCACGTCAATAAAATCAGCCTGTCTGTCTTGTCCTTGTGGCTGATAATTTCTGTCAACAGCCATTTGAAAACGAATAACAGAAATGCCGCTTTGACTTGATTTCAATTCAGGTTCGTATGTTAATCTGCCCATAAGGACAACGGAGTTAATCATTTGTATTTCACCTTCCAAATCTTACATAAATATTCATCAAGCTTGATGCCGAAAACCTTGTATTTCTCGTCAAAAGACTTTTGCCCTATTCTATGTGCCTCGGCGTGTAAATCCCACCTTAACGGCATTACACGCATACCGAGATGAATAATATCTTTTCTGTTTCTGCCCATACCTACTGCATCCACATGATGAAGTTGTACCTTTGCTTTTTCGCCTGTAATACAGCAAGTCTTATTTGCAAGACAGCAGTAAATATACCTTGATATATCAGGGCTTCGCTCAATTAAGTTGTCTTTAGTCGGTATTCCCTCTTCAATGCAAAATTCGATAAGATATTCAAGAAAATCTCTCGCAACCGTCATTGAGCAATCAGAGAGTGAAAATTCTTTTTGTCCGGTTAAAGCAATATATGAATATTTCATAACCTGCTTTGTTTCATC